CATCTGACGGTTATAGTCCATATCTTCTTTCTTGGTGTACTTGAAGCCCACGGCAATAGCCCAGATACTTTCACGCCAGTTACTCCATACTTTCAGGCTCCAGTCTTCCTGCTCCAGGTTGAAAGCCGTCATTTCACCCGGCTTGTCCTCGTAGGTTTTAATGTTGCCTTCAAACGTCCAGAAGATACGGTGGTGGTTGTCAGCATTAGGAACCGGGATAATTTTCACCGCCGGATATTCCTTTACATACATAATATTAGCCTTGTAATCCTGGTTCTGTCCGTAATGCAGTTCATTGTATTTATGATACAATACAATAAAGTGCGAAGGCATATAAAGGGCCAGATTACCGCTGTCACGAAGAACCGCCGGGATCATGGAAGTACCCTTGTACACCTTTTCACCGATGTTTGCTTCGGTAAGTTCTCCCAGCTCGAACGGCTTGATCTGGTAAACGAACTTTCCGTTATTGATATCGGTATGTCCGTTCACCTTCTTGTTCAGGAACTCATACAGTCCGTCAGCTGCTGCAAGTGCTTTGCCCGGTTCGTTCAGATTCGGGTCCTTACGGATTCCGTTAATACGGCGTTGTTCGCGTTCATTATGCAACTTTTTGGCAGTTTCGGCCAGGATATATTCGATAAAAGACCACTTGATAGGGTTTGAACCTTCCTTGTTCAAAGTGCCGATCCAGGTTTTCTCCAGGGCCTTTAAATTTTTGAAACGGTGTGCAAACATCACGTTGAACATGCGCAGGGTTTCATCGTCGAACTCATAGGAACCTTTAGTCACCTTGTCGAAGTCGGATTCCTCATTACCGGCCTGTGAGAACTCACCCAGCCAGATATTAACCAACGTAGCCAAATCCTGATAACCGGATTCAAGCGGGAAAATACTTTCAATGGAAGGAAGCTCCATTAAAAACGACTGCAAACGCTGTTGCCAGGGAATACGGTAAAAGGCCCCGAGGTCCTCCTTCAAACGGCTGTAGTCAATGGAACTTGCTTTCGGAAGAGCAATCATTTCAAAACCGGCAGCCTCCATTAACGCCGCTTTGGCGCGAAGGTTATACGGGCGGTCCAGTGAGAACATTTCACCCTGCAAGCCTCCCAGCTGCTTTTCATCCTGGAGATTGAATTTTCCCTTACCGTCCGCCTGGGCGTTGTGTTGCTTCCCTTTGCCCGGATCATCTTCCGCGGCGGCCGAAAGTTGGGCGATAATGCCGGAAAGCTTCGTTATTTCGGCATCCTTCTTGGCAATCAGCGCGGTATTGTTCCGGTTTTCGTCACGCTGTTGCGTCTGCAAGGCTTCAAGCTGTTCCTGCGCCTGTGTCAAACGGGCCGCAGTATCACCCAACAAACCGCGAAGGAAAGCGGTTGTTTTAGGCTCCTCGGTTTCCTCTCCCTGGTTCCCGTCTTCGGCTTCGTCCTGGAAATCGTTTTCGAGGGACGCTTTAAAGTCCGTGAGGAATTTTTCAGTAAAACCGTAATTTTTCAGTTTTGCCACTTCCTCGGCCGTGATAGAGTTTTTATCCTCTACCTTGCTCCATTCCGACAAGCCCAACAAGGCCAGAATGTGAGCGGAAAAGCTCTTAAATTTCATATATACAAAATTTTGAAGTTAATACTATATGTTATACATCTCGTTTACTTTTCTGACGGTAGCCTGTGCCAGTACCCACTTTACCGCGTCTTCCAGCGTACCGAACTGGTCGATATAACCGTTTGCCACGGCTACGTCGCCGGTGAATATCTGTCCCCGGAAAAGGGGAAGTTCCGGATCGTAGGTAATACCTAAATTCTTACTGATCGCATCACAGAAAATACGGTGCATGACGGCCAGACGCTGCTTTATAGGCTCTTCGTTGTTCTCCTTTTCAATAGCGCGGGTTTCATAATTTTTCAGGTCGGCACTATCCGGATAGATTTCCCGGTAATCAATACCCTGTTTCTTGAAATATTCCTTAAAGGATTGGTAAGTAAGCATGATCCCGACGGAACCGACTTCACACATAGGGGAAGCGATAAAGGTTCTACCGGCGGCGGTTCCCAGCCAGAAATGGGCACTCCCCATGGTACCGGCCACGTAAGTAGCTATAGGTTTGGAAGATTCGGCAATCATTTTAGCCGCCAGGTCCACATGTGCGACCATACCGCCCGGACCGTTTATCCAGAGTACCGCGCCGCAAATCTTCGGATTACCGGAAATATCCCGGAGTTGCTGTTCCAGGCGGTAAGTCTCCCAAGAATACAAGGTACCTTCCAGGATAATGACGGCCACGCTGTCAGCCGGCAGGGTGTCATCATCCAGTTCCCACCGGTTGGCAAGGTAAGGAGTAGTAGCGTAAGCGGTTATTTTATTATTGTTAAGCCGTTTTTCGATCGCATCCAGGTTGCCGGCTGCAACACACGGCACAAGTAAAGAAAGCAACCGGTAATAATCATTATCAGCGATTGCCCAAGGTGCTGTAAAAATCTCCTGTATTTTGTCCACGTTCTCTTTTTTACGACAAAGAAAACGCCTATATCATAGGTAGAGAAGGACTGAAAGGAACCTACAGGAACGCATCAACGCCCGGACCCGTACCGGACAGGGTGCAGTTATACAGGCCCCCACCAATCTCAAAAGAAAAGGTAAGCGGGTAATCAGGAGAACCGGAAACACGGGTGTTACCCGTTTCGTCAGTATAGAGGGCGACAAAGGGCGTCACTTTCAGGTTTTCCAGGTAAAGCGTCTTATTTTGCGACACGTCGGCAAGCTTGAAGGTATGTTTTTTAGTATAGACGTCTTCATTTTTGCTGTCACCCGGTTTTAAGGTTCCCGGTACGATCATAAGAATATCAGGTTTTCCGATAGAGCGGATAACGACTTTCGAATGCACGATGCCAAAATGAATAATGTTGTAAACGGGAACCAGTTGCAGACTATGGGCGGCGGATATTAACTTTCTTGACATAATTACAGATATAAAGTATTGATAATCAAATATTCAGCATTTTTCGGACGTTTTTCAGCCAAAAACCGGACAAAAAAGGACAAACAGATACAGTTGGTAGGTAAAAAATAACTTGCTTTTTTACACTTTTTTTCGATTATAGGCCCTTTTCTTCTTACGCCTGAAACTATCCCGCCACCGCTGGTAGTTTTTCAGTAGTCCGTCTTCTTGAATGGAAGAGATATTATACTTTTTCAGGAAGGTAAAAACGGTTTCCTTAAATTCGATACCGTGCAGGTGCTTGTTTTCGTCCATGAGTTCGTGCAGCTCGGCCCACATCAGGGCACGCAAACGCTTTTCAAGAATGGCGGTACCACGTACGGAAATGTAATTGAACTGTTCCGGAGACTTGCCGCCGGCAAAATTGGCCTCCCGGCGGTCAGGCAGCATAAACTCCAGGTTGCCGCGGTCAGCCGAACAATTAACTGGCCGTTTCTCCATGAGATCGTAAATAGTCACATAGATATCGGACGAAGAAGGAAAACGGACGGTACCGACCGTTTCGTCGTAATATTTGCCCCGGACATACTCGGCCAGGTAGGATTCAATCTGTATTCGGGTGGTAATCATAACAATAACATTCCTTTTTAAGGGCAAAGATATTTCTTTATGGGCTGTTGTTCTGCCATTTACGAGAAAATGTAGGCTTTCAGCCGCCATTTTAATAAATATACTCTGGGAGAATAATTATAACGTGCCTTTTCCTGCTGCCACACGGCCGGTATTTTCTCTGCCAAGCTGTTCTAATATAATCCGGTACTAAATTTTTGTAATTTCGTAACCGGGCAACCGGTAAAGATAATATGCTGTATTTTAGCAACTTAGTAGCGTTACTAATTCCCGTTACAAAAAAATGGCAGGAAAACAGTTTGTAACCGGGCTTACCGGTAGAAGATAAAAAGGCCAGTGTTACAAACCGGAAAAGTTAGTAACCGTTTTGTAACTGCAACTTCGTAACCTTTATTTCCTATTTATTTATTTGATTTTCAGACTTTTTTCTTTCAAGCAAACAAAGGTTACAAGGTTACTAAAATTTTGTATGAAATAGAGGTGGGGTATGGGGAGGGAAGCCGGGCGGGACGCATCTGTTTCCATACGAAAAGAGGGACCGACACATTCGTATCTGGTCCCTCTTTTCGTATCTTATACCGGCTCCGATCCGTCTTATACGCGATGTTTGCACCTGCTTAAAATCCATTTCTTTACGTCCGGGGGTACATAGCGGTGCACGACGGCCGTATAGTCCTCATTAAATTCATACTCCAGGGAGTTGTCTCCTTCCAGGATAAAAACACAGGCCGTTTTGATGATCCATTCGAGCTGCTCGCCCGAATAGCGTTCCAGCATCAGGACGGTACCGGGTTTCATACGCTCCAGATAGCGGTAGACCTGTTCGGCGAATTTCCGGAACCTCTCGCCGCTGTTCCAGAGCGCGGTAAACTCGGACATGCTGTTTAATTTCAAATGCGCGTTATTCATTCATCCGGTCGTTCATCAGGTACAAACATGAGTGTCGGATCGGCCGGTTCCGTTCCACCACCGGCAGCCGTTTCCGCCGTGCCGCATGAACGTAGATAGATCATGTCAGCGGCCTTTCCGTCGTTATCCTTACGTACAATACGCCCCTGGGAGTTACAAAGGTCCTTCGGGTTGAGTTCCTCAATGTAGGGACAAAGGGCCACAAAACCTTTGAGGGCCTTTGTAAAACGCTGCATCGTGATTTTATTCACACCGGAAAAGCTTTTGTAATCAGCAAAAGCCTTTTCACGGACGATAAAGCTGTCCAGGTGCTCGCTGTCCGGAGAGAAATAAGAGTTCGCCCAATCCTCAAAGTTATTGCCCATATCGGCCTTGTATTTACGCCTGATAATGTTTTCCATGGGCGGAAGTAGTTTTATAGATTCCTCGCAAAGGGAAAGGTAAAAACGGCAGCACTGCAAGAAGAAATTTATATCGGCGTTCCACTCGTTCTCGCTGTAAGTCTTGGAAAATAAATCCTTACCGAAATCGTCCCGGATAGAACGTGTTTCCCGATAGTCGTTATCTTCCGTACGCTGGTGGTAGTAGTCGGAGAATACCAGGTACAGCAAACGGGCTTCCGTGGACGGATCAAAATCAATAGGTACGTAATTGGTGGTAAATCCCAGCTTGGCCGATTCCTCGAAAGGTATAGTAAATGACTGGTTGTTCTTCGGGTTCACGGTCATATCTGACGTGATGATATCGTAAAACAGGCCCGTATTAAGATACCGGTCGCAATCATCCACCAGGATAAAGTCGGTATGCTGGTTTACCTGGTCGAACACATGCGGGTTATCCATTAGCTTGGGATTACGGCCGGAAAGCTTGACGGTCTTCATAAAGTAGGAAAGGGCTTTGAACATGAATGATTTGCCCGAACGCCCGTTACATTCACCGTCTTCACCGATCTTGTTATCCATGGCCTGTGGTGCCCAGGCACGCGAAGGGGATTTATAACGGTGCAACATATAACCGATAGTGAAGATCTTGTTGATAAGGTTCCTTTTCTGTTCGGCCACTTCTTCCGCCGTGAGGCCTTCCCCCTCGATATCGAATTTATGTTTTTCCCGGTAGGATTCCGCTTCCCCCACGCTCTTGTCGTCGAAATTATATTCCAGTTCCTTACGCCAGTAAACGCGGCTCGAATTGATTACATAACCAAAAAAGTTAGACGGGACGGCATTTATCCGGATATCAAAAACATCGTTGCCCTCTATGCCTTTTTTACGGGAAATGGTAAACATGTCTTCCATAAGACGAACTTTGTGTTTCAGTACGTTTTCTTCCCAAACGTAGTGGGACAATGTGCTGCCGTTGGCCGGATGCTCTTTTATACCGGTACCGCTTACCTCCATGCTGCAACCGGGAAAGAAGAACATCTGCGTATTATGGGTATAATTGGTAAAGTCCAGTTCTATTTCCTGCAAATTGTCCAGGGCCGTATCTGACAGTTTGGGGCTGTTCAGAATAAGGTTTCTTATATCGCGGGATAAAAAACTATCCTGGGCCCAACCGCGGATAAACTTCCGGATATCCTTTGCCTTTATCAGTTTTACAATATTGCCGGTAATACGGATGTATTTCGTTGAACTGGAATTTTCATCATGAAGCGAATAGAAACCGTTAAGACGTAAAAAGTAGTGAAGGCAGTCCGCGTCTATATTGTGATCCCATTGCCGGGATTTCTCGTTAAACTTGGAATACCAGAATTTGGCGGGCATGGCAAGCGTCATAAGGTTACGGAAATCCTCGTTCTTGCTTCGTAATTCCATAAAGTCCCGGAAGTCCTTACGGGGTTTGCCCCGCTGGTCCCGGTAAGTGGTAAGCCAGGCCGGTAGCCAGATCGTGTGGATATCGATAAAACGTAGTGCAAGTTCCGTACCCTTCACCCTGCCCGTCGTGTCGATATCGGGTATGTTATACAGGACTTCAACGTATTTCATGATCTCCTTGTAGTCCTGTTCGGAAAGTTTATATGTTTCCGAATTAAACCAGATCGGGGAAAAGCCCAGCGATTTAACGCACAGGGCGTCGCGCTCTCCGGAACATATAAACGCCTCCTGCAGCTTCTGCTCCTTATAGGGCTTTTCCGCATTGGCCGGATTCTTTTTAAAGGCGGCTTCTTCCCTGGAATTAAACTCCCGGTATAAGGCTTTCAGTTCGGAAAGACCGTTTATATAGTCCTTCGGCTTGACACCTTCCGGGGTGTAGGAAAAACGCCACTGCTTGTCCGGATTCAGGGGCTCGTATATTTTATAGAACTTCACTTCGGGCGTGTCGCCTTCGGCCGGTTTTACCAGACATTCGCGCATAAAGATAGGGTATGTCGCAGTCGCGTATTTATAGGTTACCTCGCGATTTTTTACATACCCTATATATTTGGCCGAATACCAGTGCAGGGCCTCGGCGTTCTCCTGGGTGACACGGGGGCCGAGTATGCGTAACTGATCCGGGGCGAGATGATCGGCAAGCTCGAAAATTTTAGTACCGTCTTTCTGATCTTGGGAGGCCGGAACTTTACGGATATCCGGTTTGTTTACGTTACGGTTGAGTTCATCGGTTACGTTGTACATGGATGCAAGTTTAAGGATAGCCTCGTTAAACCGGAGGCCTTCCTCATACATGCAGATATCGACGGGACTTTGAGCCGTTCCGGTATCGCCGAAATCCGTTACCTTATAAACCTGCTGGGAACCTTCCTTACCGAACAATTTGATACAGGCCGACGCGTCGTCTTCTGACGGCCGGCGTTTAAAATGGCGGTTGGTTCCGACACAATCCCGGGCTTGCGGATAATAATGTAGAATTATATCCAGCCCGTTGTTGGTTACTTTGTAGATGTCTTCTGCCTTTATCATCGTTATAAAGTTACATAGTTACTTATTTTTCGTTGTTTTCCTCCTGCTTTGTTTTCAAGTCTCCCCAAGGTTGATACAGGAAAACGAATAATAACAGCCAAAGAAAAGCGGTTTTACCCGTATAATAAATGACAAAGGCAATCAGTCCCATAAAGGCAACCACGATAATAGCGTGGGCGATGTATTTTAAATTTTTATCTTTCATTGTTCAAACATGTTATACTGAATTGAAAAACCGAATTTGCTTAATCTCCTTTCCTGGAGAAGGGAACGTTTGTCATGTGAAGGCATAATGGCCACCAGGTTCTTTGTATCGAACTGGTAACCTTTCTTCCGCATCTGATAACGTAGGTTTCTTAGGCGTCTGTCTTCTTTCATGGCATTTCGTTAAGATCGTCTTAGTTTATAGAAGGCATGGCACACTATCGCAAAGGATAGCGTTTAAATCCTCCTGTATGGTTTCCTGCTGCTCCCTGTTCAAGTGTACCAGGAAATAACCTTTTCCGCCGGAAAGATTCTTAATCTCCGCCAGATTATACTTCCTGTCTACTGCATCCACGAACGCAGGGGATTCCATGGGGCGGAAGCTACTGAATATTTTATAGGTTCCACTACTGCCTTCTATTCGTAGCGTGGTTAATTCATCGGGGGTGGTAATTGTTGATTTCATTTCTTATTTATTTTTAATTATTCGACTTGTTCCTCACCTTCACGTATTAGGGTAAAAGGTAGTTTGGTACCACAATTCACACAATAAGCTGTTTTACTCTTGTTTAAGGAAACTCCATCGGAATATTCCCCACCGGAATATGTGCCGTCAGAATTATGCACACTCGTGTAACTCATTCTAAACAGATCACTATACTGATAACCGTAAAAACCATTGCAATAAGGGCAAGGAAGCGGTTGTGCTTCAGTTACTTTTATGGAGATTTTTTTGCTCATTTCTGTTCTTGATTTGAATTATTTTTCACCACTTATTTTTAATTTTACCAATTCACCAATAGGATAGGTCGTATGTTTCGGTCTGTTTATTTTCACTTTATGAGAAGAAAGAAACAACGGAACAGATTCTATTCGATAGAAAGTGTAGTAAGCTTCTTTAGGAGCCGTTTTTACATATTTTTTTAAATATTCTTCTGCTTTATTTCTCGTATCAAATGCGGCAAGGATAGAAAACCAAACGCCGTCTTCTTCGTATATTCCGGATTCCCTTTTAGTTACTATGTAAATTTTGCTCATTGTTGTTTATAGCTGTGCCGGAGGATAGCATCGAACTACCAATAACACCCGCTTTCGCCCTTCGGGGTTATCTCCACACTCCGGCGTTTATTATATGGAGCGGCAAAAGCCGCCCCGGGTATTTATTCACTTTTTGGAGGAAGATTTTCACTATGGAAGATTTTTACACCTGTTACTTCCTCGATCTTATCCTTTGCAAGTTCAGGAATACGACACAATCCACCCCGCCAATTATGAACGGTATGTAGTGGAACCTTACATGCTTCCGCCAATTTTACCACCATTTTAGAAGAATCTTTCAGTGGTAAAGTCAAAAGATACATTCTTAGTTTCTCACCGTCTTGATTTCTTTTTAAAGTTTTTTTTGCCATAGCATCACATTAAATCTATTATTTATTTCTATATTTATATCACAAATATAGATTTATTTAGCATAATGTGCTATATAATTCCTGTTAATTATTGTAAATACTATATCAAATTATGGCTAATTTATTACTTATAAGAGATTTATGCGAAATAAACAAAATCAAAATTAGGGAATTAGCTTCCCGAATCGGTAAGGATGAAAGTACTATTCAGTCTATGATAAGAGCAGGGTCAACTAATACTAAAACTCTTGAAGCCATAGCAGAGGTATTTAATGTTTCTCCCGGTATTTTCTTTGATAATCCTTCGGAAAATAATACGGGCACTAATCTTAATAAAGAAGAAGAAATTGCTTATTTAAAGAAACTTCTCGAAGAGAAAGAACGGCTAATACAAGTTTTATTAAACAAAAAATAG